AGCCATTACTTCTTTCATTGGGTCAATGTGTGGCACGTTAGGCCCTGTAAACGTAGCAAACCTGTAAGCATCAAGTATTCGGGTATTGGCAGACATAAGGGCTTGCAGGTAACCCGGTGCTTTAATAAAATTTTGAAGCACACCTAAGTCAAGCCATACGTTGTAGATGGGTTGCATAAATTGAGTATAAAATTGCCTACGCATTACCCTGAGTGAATGCTCCCAATCCTTTAACGCTGCACGGCTTGCGCTGAAACTATCGTTGTATTTTTGTAATGCTACATTTGGTGGTATGCCTACAGTAGCACAAATAACCTCTACGTTTATGGTGTAAAAATCACCAAATTCACTTTCCCCGGCTCCTTGGTGTGCAACCAGTTTGTTGTCTCTCCCAGTATCAACAACGGTTTTGCCTGTTGTGATTTGTATTTGATTAGCTAAGTTATTGCCATAAATGTCCCTTGGTTGCATTGGGTCGGCTGGATTCGGAACATTGAGCGATGTTGCCAATCTATTTTGAAATGGTGTTGCATTATCTGTACCGATACCGCGCTCCAAAGAATATACGATATTTGCGTTTTCCTCTGCCTTGCCTAATTGAGCCTCTTTGTAGCGTTCCAATTTTTTGGACGTTTCCATAATAGCCGAAACTAAAGGTAGCCCTAAATCATTGTCAAGTCGGTACTCTAACCCATACACCAAAAAAGCCATTTTAGTGGTTCCGTTTTTATGGTAAACAGATATACGGGTATAGTCAATGCCAAAATTCTGATTACGAACCCAGTATGCTACATGCTGGCCTGTCTGGTCTTTTTCAATACCCATGTTGATAACGTTTCCGTTATCCGGATTGATGCTGTTGTATCCATTACTAATGGCTGTTGGCGGTGTGCCTATGTTGATGCCATCAATAAGCTGAATATTTGGAATGCCTTTTTTAACCCTTACAATCACCAGCACATGTCCGCCAACAATAGAATTGATAAACGCTGTACTTTGCAGCTTGCACAAATCAACCATGTTGCTGTACGATGCTGATGTGCTGTTGCTGTAATTGATAAATTGCGATTCAACACTCTCGTTAAATTCCTCGCTATCAATATCAATCCCTGCGCTTTTTAATATGCTTACCTGAGGATTAGATTGCAATTCCAAACCCTCACCTATCACCCATACGCATACTCGCTTAAATATCATTTGAATGACCTCGGATTTTAGATACAAATCCCATGAACGGGTAGATAGTGCATAGTGGTCTACGTATATACGCTCAACGGGGCCAATACCACCCATAGACTTTTCACCGTCATACACTTGGCCCATACCGTAGTTAGGGGCGTAGGCTCCGTAATATGCTGATGGATCCACTTTTTGTGTTGCGTCTGGTTCTTTATTTTCCTGTGGTTTTTGTTTACCCCACTCCCAAAATTTTAAATTCATAAAGCCTGATTATTGCAGAAACCTCCTGATTGCCTGCCCGTTAACTAATGTGCGTGTCCGTCCGTTAATGTCTATAAGATATTGATTTCTTAAATCCCGATACGCTTGTATGTCTTTCATTATCTCCCCTGCATTACGATAATTACAACTGATAACCGTTTGTTTGTCATCAAGCGTATAACTGTTGATGTGGCCTCGTTGGATAGCTATTAATGCACTATTCAATAAGCCTGCAATTATCTGGTCAATCTTTGCAATTATTGCAGGTGCGCTTGTAGCTGTCTGCGTAAATTGGGCTGCGGTTACACTTCCATCTATACTATTCATGGCGTTTTGATTGTATTTATTTTAGATGAACTAATGTCGAGTGTTACTGATGTAGGGACATAAGGTGGTATCGTGGATGTTGGAGCAATCGGGTTTAACTTAGCCAACATTGCCGTAATTGTTGCTGCAATTGCAGTAAAATTGCTATTGATAATCGTTACCTCGTTTTGCAATCCCGTATTTAGCGGGCTATACCTAACTGCATTATCTGCTGTACCGTTTAATACCAAATTGCCGTCACTTTTGCAATACGCATACGCTTTCACGGTGCCTGAATTGTCAATACTGAATATCCTAATTTCCCCCTCGTTGGCTAATAACGATTTGTTGAAGTACCCCAATAAGACCCCGTTTCCACTTTCGTCTTTTGCATACGCTGCCATCATGTCCTTTATAGGCACACTATCAATACCTGCTGGCAATACACTCTTAGGCACCACAACATCGGTGCTGCTATACCTTACTGCTTTAATGTAGCGCACCGCGTCTTTAATAGAGTTCGATATGGTTTGAACAATCGTTATCATGCAAATATGTTTTTTACCTCTTTATTGTTGTACACCTCGGGTAACACACACTTTAATATGGCTACCTGCTTTTGAGCGTCACTCACTAATTGCACTTCCTCAATAAAAAATTTGGTTGGATTAAACAAATATAAATCCGGGTCTTTCACGGTAATTATTTGGTTCGGTCTTACCAACTTACCATTGAGTAACCACCCATCCATTTCAATTATCAATGCCATTGACCGCAATTCCTTTGCTAACTCATTTCGCGCGGTAAGTTCCAAATCTGGCAGGTTAACCAGTGGTGCCGTCTGCCTGATAAGTGTGGGCCGAAACCATGTTTTGTACGTTTGATTTGTAAGCGGGCCAAACGTATAACGTTGTTCAAGAAAAGGGTTTTTAAGCGATGTGTCTGCATTGACGTTAGGGAATGCAATATCTCTTTGCCGCAATACAGATATGATGTTGTGCATCCTTTGCCCATCACAATCAAACTCCATAGATGTTGCTGGGAACGCATTCACCGTGTTGTCAAAATTGTAAATAGGTGCTTGGTCGGTATTACCTCTGGTTAACAGTACGTTCCCGTATTCATCGTGAGAAACAATGATGTGCCGTTGACTGGCAACGCTATTGATAATGCTGAATACACTTTGGGTGCCGTCGATGTCGTTGGTGCTGAATAGCGCATCGGCTACGTCTTTAACATCTGGGCTTACTTTTACCGCTATGCCATATGATTGAATTGCCCTGTTTGCCAATTCAGTCAACGACAAACCATTAGCAATATCAATGTACGGGCAATCTTGCAATACACCCGTTGCGCTATAGCCTGTTATAACGGTTAACTTCTTTTCAGGCCCCGATTTGAACCTTACCCCTAAAGTGGTGCCGCTTAATACTCGGGTGTTGTTGTGAGTAATAACTACCCCCAAATAATAGAACGGCTGAAACGTAACTCTGTCGGCTGATGAACGCGGGTCAAAATAGGATTCCATCGCAAAAGTAGAAGCCACGCTGTCAAATTTAAGTGTGACAGTCAGTTTCTCCCATTGCGTTATTGTTCGGTCTCCTATCCTGATTTGCATTATTTTTTGTTTGCTTTAGTGGTTGTCTTAGCGGTGTCTGCTGCGACCACCATGGTTGTTGTCAATTCGTATGGCTTCTTAAAATAGAAATGCGCCCCTTCAATATGGAAACAATCCCATCCATCCGCGCCCATGGCATTTAATTTTGTTTCGAGGTCTATTGCCGTATTGTCCCAATACTCTTTTTTGTATTCGTACTTCATAACATTTTTTTATTTGTAGTAGATAATTTTTCTCCCTTTTGCAAGCCCCCACAGTTCAAAACCTGTGATGTTATTGCTGGTAACCAGTTTCTTAATATTTGCGTCATCTGCATCCATCCCGTACAATTGCCATGTCAAATTAATAATATCGGTGTCATGGTCAAGATACATACTCATTTCCACCTTGCTATTCGCTGCAAGGTCTAACAAATTATTTATAGTGTACACTACAAGGTCATGGCACCCAGATATTACGCTGATGCTTGGTGAATATGAATTAGGTATATTAGCCTGCTGGTCTTGAATGCTATCAATGTTGCCGACAAATGTATCATACGCGCCTGCTATGGTATCAATCATGTCAATGCAGCTTTGCCGCGTTGGGTAATCGTTTTCATCAAACGTTACGGCTGCAATACACATAGCTGTTACTGCATTGGATGCAATTAATTCAAAGGTCTTTTTGGCCTGATATAAACCAACACCACCTATGCGTAATGCAATCAAGCTATCGTACACGCTTTGCATTTGCTCTTTAAGCAATGCTACTCTCCGAACCACAGACAATGCCATTACTGATGGCAAATTTAGCATGGTTTGTGTTTGTTGGAGTATAGAAAGTATGTCGTAAGTGGTATTATTTAATAGCCTGTTTACCTGATTGTATTGATTAATGAAGTCATTGTAGTTGACCGTATTGGCTATAGCCGCCGATGTACGCCCGTATATCGTTGATAAATCGGAACGCATTTTTTGAATAGTTGATACTTTTGGGACTGGTATTGTTTCCGCCACTGCTGATGCTGCCACACCGTCAAACTGAATTTTTGCATTGTTGATTACTGCTGTGCTGTCAGTTTTGTATACAACATTTTGAATAGCATCGTTAGTTTCCATTACGTTGCAAACCATTTTTGTAACGCTCGGGATTGAATCATCTACCTGTATCCCAATTGGCTGAACATAAATGACGCGGTATAATGGATGCGTCACAACCCAATATTTAGGGTTGAATGCACTATTGATAAACTGCCTTTTAATAGTCAAGTGGTCGGGCCCTTGGAAATACAGTTCCATGGTAAATTTCCTACCCATAGGTAGCCGCCTATCTATTTTGCTGCCAAATACATTGGCAAAATGAAAAATAGAATGGTTGTACTCGGCAACGTAAACCGCTGTAAGATAATCAGGGCTATACGTTTTACCGTCACCTGTTTTAATCAATAAATTATCCTGTACCTCGGTTATCCAACTCATTTTTTACGTGCAAATCGTTTATTAGCTTCCTCAATGAAATAATTCTGCATTTTGTTCCCGCTCTTATTGCTGGCATCTCGCATGAAGTGCTGTGGTTGTACTTTTACAGTTCTCCCTTTTTTGTTGGAGTATACCAGCTTACTTTTTATTATTGTGTTGGTCACATATGCTTTTGGTCTTAGTTTAATTGACTGTATCAAATATACGCCCCTTGCGCCACCTTTTAATTTTTCGTTACCCAATACCAAACCACCTTTGCCTGCGTGCATGGCAGAAAGAACAAATTTCATTTTGTTGTTTTTGCCTTTTTTGTTATTGTAGCTATCTACTATGCTATCTTTAAATGTGGTAGTACGTAGTTTTGCCTGCACCATTTTATCTTCGCTATTTGAAATTCTGGCATTTGGAGTGGCAATAAACGTCTTTTTTTGAATGGTGCCACCGTGTTCCTGCTGCTCCAAATCTTGCACCGCAAAATCTTTGGTTACTTTAGGCTTTAGGTTTGCAAATCCAATCATTGACCTCATTTTATTTACATCAAACCCTTCTGCCTTTTCAACGCGGCTGTTGGCTTTAAAGAAGTTTTTCTGCCGTTCTTTAAAGTCTTTTTTTGCCTCAATAGGCATAGTATTCACTTTTACATCAAATGCAGCCCTATTGATTGTATTGCGTACTGCAATAGGGTAATCCGACCTGTGCATTTGCATAAGTCTTTGCGATAAAGTAATCATCGCTGCATTGTTGATATGTAGTGATGCGACCATTAGTTTACATCAAAATCAAATGAGAAATACATATCGTTGGTAGTAACTAAAGCGTTTGATGTGGCATACACTGTAACCACACCCGAACTGGTTACCGATAACATGTTGACATTCCATGTCGCTTGATTTGGGCTTAAATCATTGGTATATGAACCACTTACAAGCCGCCTGTAAATTGTTCGTGCTGGTCTGAACCCAACTGGTAGTGTCATTACCGTTTGGTTAGTTCCTATTGTTAAAGGGGAAGCATTGTTACTTAACCCCTCAACATAAACCCTGTTGCGCTCTCTTCTTACCGTAATTGGCAAAGTAGCATCTGGAATATAAGTACCTGAATAAGTAGGTGGAACTGCTTGCCCGTAAGATATAGGCCTTACCAGATTGGAAAAATCGCTATTACTATTACCGGTAACGCCTGAACCACTTGCGCCACATACGCATTTTAGCACTTTTAAACCGTCCTTGGTGTATGTTTGAAGTTGAAGTACATCTACTGTACCACCGCCACACGCTGGGCCTGTATTGCTCTCGAAATAGCATACATTCCCATTGTAAAACAACACACCATTTGTAGACCTATCGCCCGCCCCTGTAATTACGTATATTTTGGTGGTGCTGTAATCAATGCCATAATACCACTGAATAAATGGAGCAACAAACCCGTTGATGTGATACCCTAACGCATTGATACTTTGATACCCATTAGTTTCATTGTCAAAAAGACCATTTGCGGTAATACCAGCATTGCGCAACGTTTTGTCAAAATACATTTGAATGTCGTTGTTCGATGTTTTATCAACCAATGTGCCGGGTACAATAACTCCGCTTCCATCTCTTGTTCTATCGAGAAGGCACCCATTAGG